GGAGTAAATAATGGCTGATACAGTAACCTCACAAACCATACAAGATGGTGAGAGGCTTGCCATTCTTAAATTTACTAACGAATCTGACGGTACAGGCGAATCTTCTGTTAAAAAAGTTGATGTATCTGCTTTAAAAGCTGACAGTAAAGGTAGAGCTTGTTCTTCTGTATCTATATCAAGAATATATTGGGCCTGTAGAGGCATGGGCGTAGACATTGAGTTTGACGCAACAACCAATGTATTAGCAATATGTTTGCCAGCTGACAGCACTGGTGACGAATACTACGATTTATTTACTGGTATTCCAAACAATGCAGGTTCTGGTGTAACAGGAGATATAGACTTTACAACCGTTGGACATAGTAATGGTGACGCTTACTCAATAATATTGGTTGTAACTAAAAATTACAGCTAATGGCAACCACAAAGGATGCAAAAAGACTCCCTAGCGGTAGGATTTCTTACCGCGGGGAGAGTTTTCCTGGTTATAACCAACAAAAAAGGACACCAGGCAAACCAAAAAAATTTGCTGTTCTAGCAAAAAAGGGAGATCAAATCAAAATAGTTAGATATGGAGATCCTAATTTAAGTATTAAAAAAGACCAACCAGCCAGGCGTAAAAGTTTCAGAGCTAGGCACAACTGCGACGCCGTGCAAAAGAAAAAAGACGTATTTACAGCTGGTTATTGGTCATGTAAAAATTGGTAAATAATTATGGCAAAACAAAAAATAAACAAAGTCGTTAGACAACTTAAAAAAGCAAGCAAAACTCATGCTGGGCAAGCAAAAACCCTTGAGTCTATTAAAATGAATAAAGGTGGTGGAGCATCGAAAGTACCATCTAATGTAGCAAATCCGTCACTTTATAGAAAAGCAAAAGCCAAAATGAGACGAAAATTTAAAGTGGTACCATCTGCTTATGCTTCTGGATATTTAGTGCAAGAGTACAAACGCATGGGTGGCACTTACAAAGCTAATGGTGGTGAGGTAAATGGCAAAAATCTTAAGCCTATACCAGCACAAAACAAAGGCTTACCAAAACTACCTAAAAAAGTAAGAAACAAAATGGGTTTTATGCGTAATGGTGGTGCTGTAACTATGGTTCAAGGCCGTGGGTGTGGAGCTATGATGGATTCCAAACGTAAAAAAACAAGAGTACCGAGGAGCTAATGGTAGCAAAAGGTAGCACTATAAGACGAAAGCTAAGACAAGGTAAAAAATTAGGTTTTAGTGAACGCGCCTCAGCAAAAGCTAGAGGGCTTATAAAACGAGCAGATGGTACAAAACGCAAAAGCGCCAAGTACAAAAGAAAAAAATGAAGAAAAAAAAAGATCCAAAAGTTGGAACAGGTAAAAAACCAAAGGGTAGCGGTAGACGTTTATACACGGATGAGAATCCAAAAGATACAGTTAGCATTAAGTTTGCAACTATAAAAGACGCTAATGCAACGGTAAACAAAGTAAAAAGAATTAATAAACCTTTTGCTAGAAAAATACAAATACTAACTGTTGGAGAACAACGAGCTAAAGTTATGGGTAAAACTGGTATAGCCAACGTATTTAAACGTGGTAAAGATCAAATTAGGAAAACGCATGGCAAAAAATAAAGGCGGACTTACCAAGTGGTTTAAACAAGACTGGGTAGATATTGGCGCACCTAAAAAAGGTGGCGGCTATGCAAAGTGCGGTAGAAGTAAATTAGAAAAAGATCGCAAAAGAAAATATCCAAAATGCGTGCCAGCTGCAACAGCTGCTCGTATGTCAAAGTCACAGATAAAATCAGCGGTGCGACGAAAACGTGCAAAAAAACAAGGAGTTGGTGGTAAGCCTACAAATGTTAAAACTTTTGCAGCGAATGGTGGTATGATAACTAACAGACCAAGCATGGGATTGTTTGGAAGGAGATAAAAATGAAAGGAACTAAATACAGAGCTGGTGGCGGCGGTATGAAGAAAACTAAATATCGTGCTGGCGGTGGTGGTATGAAAAGCACAAAAGGCATGCCTATGGGTGGAGCTATGAAAAGCACCAAAGGTTTTGCAAAAGGTGGCGCTGCGTTAAGAAGTGAAATGCAAGCTAATCCTGGCATGAGCAATATGCCTGGATCAGTCATGTCAGCACTTATGGGCGGCGGTACTAGAGCTCAAGGTCAAGCTAATGTGTTAAAAAGCACCAAAGGTATGGCTAAGGGTGGCGGCTTGAGTAATAAAGAAAAAGATTTTGCAAGAGGTAGAGTGCGTGGAAGTATGCGTATGAAAAAAACCAAAGGTAGATCTACTGGCGGTGGCATGTCTAACCTAGCCAAAGGTATTAAAAATATAGGCAAGTAAACATTAATTAAATAAGGTGGCGTATTTAATATCAAATATCCCGCAGTTTAAATGCTGGGTAAGAAAAGAGTTTACAACTAATCATCAACACGGGCATGGTGAGTACCTCCATGCTCTTGCTTTTGCAGTCAATACAATCCCAGATAGATCTTTGTCCTTTCAAGTGGTTTTTACAGGCTGTGAAACAGATTTTGAGGGTTATCCAGATGAAAACGTGCACGGTGGAGCAATGTGGGCCCGTATGCCAATTCAAGCTCTAATAGGCGATATACCGTTAGCTGAGTGGCCAAAACCCATGGAGGATCATTTAGCACAACCCTGGGACTGTCTTAGTCATCATCATAGTGTAGTTACCATGGATCGGGTGAGCTCAAGTCCTTGGTTTTGTAAAATAGATGGCGAGTTTTACATGGGCAAGTACATGTTTACGGTTGACTACACTGAACACTCAATAGCAGATGATCCTGCACAACACAAACAAAGTCATGTTTTATATTTAACAGACGCAGGTGAATATACTGGTAACTTTGTTGCATTACCAAATAATAGAGTGAGAGCAACCAATCCAGCCTTATGGAGAACGGGTGAAGGAGCTCCAGATTTTTCACCTAGTCAGTGGGTGCACTCTGCTGAGGCACATGAAAGTTACACAGATCCGACCATAACATTTGACAATTTATATGCACCAGAGGAAGATAGAGAATAATTATGGCATTATCTGGAAGTAAAGACTTTGAACTTGACGTAGCTGATTACGTCGAGGAGGCGTTCGAGCGTTGTGGGTTAGAGCTCAGAACTGGTTATGATCTAAAAAGTGCAACTAGGAGTCTAAATCTAATGTTAGCAGAGTGGGCAAACAGAGGCCTAAATCAATGGACAGTGCAAGAAAAAACACTAGACATGGTAAAAGATACAGCTACTTATAACATAGACAGCACTAATGCTACAGCACCGATTGATGTGCTTGACGTATTTATTAGAGAAACAGTAGGCACTGAAACCACTGACTTACCATTAACAAGATTAAGTAGAGCTGAGTATGCTCACATAACAACCAAATCTAGCACAGGAAAACCAAATCAATATTTCATAAACAAACAAACTACGCCAACAATTAAAGTATGGCCCACTCCAGATAAATCTAGCACATACGTTGTGCACATGAATGTTTTAACAAGAATGGATGATGCAGATGCAGGCGCTAATACACTTGATATGCCTTTTAGGTTTTATCCTTGTTTAGCTGCTGGTCTTGCTTATTACATATCTTTAAAAAGAGCACCAGAGCGAACAGGTTTGCTTAAGGGTTTGTATGAAGAGGAGTTTCAAAGAGCAATGTCTACAGACGAGGACAGAGCATCGTTTAACATCACACCTAATTTAAGGAGTTACAACAACGCATAATGGCTTTTGCATCTGGTAAAAATTCATACGGTATCTGCGATATATCTGGCTTTAGGTACAAGTTACGCGAAATGCGTAAAACTTGGGATGGCTTGTTAGTTGGCCCAGACCAATGGGACGCAAAACATCCTCAACTACAACCAAAACCATCCGCTGTGGACCCTCAAGCAGTAAAAGACCCTAGGCCAGATACAGCAGACGATAATTCAACTTTTTTGGTTTATACCAATGTTGGTGACGGTAAGTTAGGTAGTGTACTAACAACATTTTCTGTCAGCACTGGTGTTGGCGAGGTTTCGGTGACAACATGAGTTTTACATTAGGCACACTTAAAACTGCAATACAAGATTATTTAGAAGTATCTGAAACAACATTCACAACACAGCTGCCAACTTTTATCACAGAGGCAGAAGATCGTATTTTTTCGTTTGTGCAATTACCAGAGCAAAGAAAAAATGTGCAAGGTACTCTAACATCTAACAATAGATTTCTTGCTACACCAACTGATTTTTATGCACCAATGAGTTTAGCAATAATAAGCTCAAGCACATACGATTACTTAGATTACAAACACCCATCATTTATTAAAGAGTTTTCACCAGGCACAACTCAAGCAAAGCCTAAATATTACTCTTTGTTCGATGAAACAGCTTTTGA